TGAGTGCTGTCCCAATCACTACTTGTGTTAAGAACGCTCGTGTGAGTGCTGTCCCAGTCACTACTTGTCGCAAGAACGCTGGCATGAGTGCTGTCCCAATCACTACTTGTGTTAAGAACGCTCGTGTGAGTGCTGTCCCAATCGGCACTTGTCGCTAACACGCTGGCATGTGTACTATCCCAATTGGAACTTGTCGCAAGAACGCTAGCATGAGTGCTGTTCCAATCGGCACTTGTTGCTAACACACTCGCATGAACACTATTCCAATCACCACTTGTGTTAAGAACGCTGGCATGAGTGCTGTCCCAATTGGAACTAGTCGCGACAACACTTGTGTGTGTGCTGTCCCAATCACTACTAGTCGCTAACACGCTTGCGTGAGTGCTGTTCCAATCGGCACTTGTTGCTAACACACTCGCGTGAGCACTGTTCCAATCGGCACTTGTCGCAAGAACGCTGGCATGAGTGCTGTTCCAATCGGCACTTGTTGCTAACACACTCGCATGAGTTGATTTGGTATTAACACTATCGATACTACTAAATGTTTCACCATCTGAAAAGATTAAGCTATGTTCGTTGAGGTACACATCTCCACTAGCGCTTATATGACCACCGACAGTCAAATCACCATCAATTATATCATAACCACTAAGCTCTCGTACCTTGATGTCGATAACATCTACAACACTGCTCAGAGCTGTGATGCTAGTGAACACTGCTGTTGTTCCTGCTAGATGACCAGTGATATTCAAATCACCACTAATGGTATCTCCACTGGTGTTAACAAATGTTGTGTTGTTGTAATTTGTGTTGTTTGTAGCACTATCACTATTGACAAATGTATAAGCTCCATCCCAATCACTACTAGTCGCTAACACACTCGTGTGAGTGCTGTTCCAGTCTGAACTTGTAGCAAGAACGCTGGCATGTGTGCTGTCCCAATCGGCACTTGTTGTGTTTACACTCACATGAGTACTATTCCAATCGGCACTTGTTGTGTTTACACTCACATGAGTACTGTCCCAATCTGAACTTGTCGCTAACACACTGGCATGTGTATTATCCCAGTTGCTGCTTGTTGCTAACACGCTTGCGTGTGTACTGTCCCAATCGGCACTTGTTGTGTTTACACTTGCGTGTGTACTGTCCCAATCTGAGCTAGTAGCTAACACACTAGCATGAGTGCTGTTCCAATCGGCACTTGTGTTAAGAACGCTTGTGTGTGTACTGTTCCAATCTGAACTTGTCGCTAACACACTCGCATGAGTACTATTCCAATCGGCACTTGTTGTGTTTACACTTGCGTGTGTACTGTTCCAATCACCGCTTGTGTTGTGAACGCTTGTGTGAGTGCTGTTCCAATCGGCACTTGTTGTGTTTACACTTGCGTGTGTACTGTCCCAATCACCGCTTGTGTTGTGAACGCTTGTGTGAGTGGATTTAAATCTTAATACATCTTCTATAGATACGTGCTCGTCAGAGATTATAATATCTCCATCTGTACTTATACTGCCATCTACTCTTAAATCACCATCAATGATATCATACCCACTTAATTCACGTACCTTTATATCAATAACATCAACAACACTGCTCAGAGCTGTGATGCTCGTGAACACAGCTGTTGTTCCGGATAAGTGACCTACAACTGCTAGATCACCACTAATGGTATCTCCACTGGTGTTAACAAATGTTGTGTTGTTGTAATTTGTGTTGTTTGTAGCACTATCACCATTAACCCAGCTATAAACACTATCCCAATCACCGCTTGTTGAAGAAACAGATGTATTTGTTGACTTCCAGTTATCGATTTGTTCTTGTGATACAAATTTATGTGAACCATGAAAGTCATTTATATCATCTGAATCTAATGTAATTGAGGGTCCTTGATAACCGTTAACAAACTGTACAATATTGCCTGGTGCGAACAGCTTTTCATAACCATTATATTCATCAATATTCGGGTAGTATGTGCCATCCGGATCGTCAATTATAGCAATTAAATTCTCTTGTGTTGCAGTTACAATCACAAAATCACCACGCTTGATATTTGTTAGATTGGATACTAAACTTGGATTTTCAACACGATCTACATGTGTTATAGCTAACCTAGGTACTTGATCATCCTTTAAAACAAGCTTTTGTGATACATCATCAAACTCTAGATTTGCAAAACCTTCACCACTTGTATTGTTAACTAGATTGTACACACTATCCCAATCTGAACTTGTCGCAAGAACGCTGGCATGAGTGCTGTCCCAATAGGCACTTGTTGCTAACACACTAGCATGTGTGCTGTCCCAATTGGAACTTGTCGCAAGAACGCTGGCATGAGTGCTGTTCCAGTCACTGCTTGTCGCAAGAACGCTGGCATGAGTGCTGTCCCAATCTGAACTAGTAGCTAACACACTTGCGTGTGTGCTGTTCCAATCACCGCTTGTAGCTAACACACTTGCGTGTGTGCTGTTCCAATTGGAACTTGTCGCAAGAACGCTGGCATGAGTGCTGTCCCAGTCACTACTTGTCGCAAGAACGCTGGCATGAGTGCTGTCCCAATCGGCACTTGTTGTGTTTACACTTGCGTATGTACTGTTCCAATCACCGCTTGTAGCTAACACACTTGCGTGTGTGCTGTTCCAATCACCGCTTGTAGCTAACACACTTGCGTGTGTGCTGTTCCAATCACCGCTTGTAGCTAACACACTTGCGTGTGTACTGTTCCAATCACCACTGGTGTTAAGAACGCTAACATGAGTTGATTTGGTGTTGATACTATCAATACTACTAAATGTTTCACCGTCTGAAAATATTAAGCTATGTTCGTTGAGGTACACATCTCCACTAGCACTTATATGTCCACCGACAGTTAAATCACCATCAATGATATCATACCCGCTCAGCTCCCGTACTTTAATATCGATGACATCAACAACACTGCTCAGAGCTGTGATGCTCGTGAACACAGCTGTTGTTCCGGATAGATGACCCGTTATGTCTAGGTCTCCAGTTATAATATCCCCACTAGTGTTTACATAATTCGTTCTGTTATAGTCAGTGTTGTTTGTAGCACTATCACTACTAACAAACGTGTGAGCACCATCCCAATCACTACTCGTTGCAAGAACACTGGCATGTGTGCTATCCCAATCGCTACTGGTGTTAAGAACGCTCGTGTGAGTACTGTTCCAATCACCACTTGTTGTATTGACACTCGCATGTGTGCTATCCCAGTCACTACTTGTCGCTAACACACTGGCATGCGTACTGTTCCAGTCACCACTTGTTGTATTGACACTCGCATGTGTGCTGTTCCAATCAGCACTTGTGTTAAGAACGCTTGTGTGTGTACTATCCCAGTCACCACTTGTTGTATTGACACTCGCATGTGTGCTGTTCCAATCAGCACTTGTGTTAAGAACGCTTGTGTGTGTACTATCCCAGTCACCACTTGTCGCTAACATACTGGCATGTGTGCTGTCCCAATTGGAACTTGTAGCAAGAACGCTGGCATGTGTACTGTCCCAATCGGCACTTGTTGCTAACACACTTGCGTGTGTGCTGTTTAATTGAGTAGAGCTACCACCATCCCAATAAACATCACCATGAGCACTTACATTATGTGTGTATATGTTCATCCAATGTTTATCAACGGAACCTAAATCGAAAGACATATTTTGACTAGGTTGTAGATTACTTGCAATTTCAGAATTAAAGATAACAGAATCTAAATCAGTATCTCCAACATTGATAATACCATCTGCACCTGCACTTAGATATGCATTCCCATCAACATATAAATCACCTTTGACGTGTAAGTCATTCTCTAGAGACACATTACCAGAAACAGCAACACCACTAGTAGCAGACAATGTGCCATGTACTGTTGAGTTGCCTTGATGTATCTGATCACCAACAACTGTAAGATTTCCATCAACATCAAAGTCACTTGTTGTGACTGTTTGTAACCTTTGAGGTTTGTCTTGTACTAGTACATTATTAATCCAGAACTTCGCATCAACTTCTGTTCTTGCTATCAACTTAACAATACGTTCAGTTGTAGGTACTTCAGTAGCAGACAACACTACTGAATTAACATTCGCAAAAGGGTTACTAGATGTATATACAATACCTGATTCAACTTCATTAACAAACGCCTCAGAATAAAAATCATCCCACTTTGAAACGAAGTGATAATTTAATGTTTGAATATCACCTTGTTGAATGCCGAGTGTCACATTATCTTCTAGAGCTTCAAAAGTAATTGACCAGAAGTTCTGCATATACTCTTGGTCTTGTGTCGATACATCATAAACTACACCTAATTCAGATCCTTGGAATGATTGGTTGTTACCAAGTACCCAGTGGTTTGTAACTTCGTCTTTCCTCGCAATTCCAGAGAGTGTTGACATCGCAGATGATCCTGAACCGTGACCACCACCAACATTACCGTATGAACCTTCATAAACTGTTAGATAATCTACAACCAATGTTTTAGCGCTGATTGTGTCAGTATTGAGAGTTGTGAACGTTGAGTTCATAGCACCTGATACAACCAAATCACCCGCTACAGATAAATCACCGGTACTGCTATCAAACTCTAATCCAGGTCCCGTACCGTCTTGTAAATAAAATGTAACATCTGCAGCTGCATCAAATGAACCAATTTCAACATGATTATTTGAATTTGTATTCTCTACCAGCTTTAACAGATCACCTCCACCAGCTGCTAATGTAATACCGTCAGGAATGAAACGTAAGTATGTATTCTCATCATGAAGATGTCTGATGTCACTCTCAATCTTCAAGTTACCTTGCGCTAGATGCATATTACCTAGTACTTCAAATGTTGGTTCTGGTAACTCATCTACAATTTCATTTGGTAGTTCACCAATCTGTACAGGTCCGTGAGCTGTTAATCCAGAGTTAAATAAAGCATTACATTCTACTCTAAATGGATGAAACGGCATTTGAGTGTAAGTGACATTCTCAACAGTACCATCGGATTGATCAACCGGATTGACAGCTCCTGGATTGTACCCTAAGAAATCACACGAATCAAAAACCCATGGTCCATTAACTGCTGATAGTTGACCTACTATATTAACATTAGTTGTTATGTTGAGATCATTCTCGCCAGAAACGGTCATAGGACCATCTGTGGTGTCGACAGACAATTGATCTAATTCTGTTGGTACATCAACATCTAAAATATTGGATGTTGAGTCATTATCTCCACCATGTATGTAAACGCCACCTTCAGTTGTGTCTATAGTTAATTGATCAAGATAAGTATGAGCTGAAACATCAAATGTGTATGAATGTATCAAAACATTTGGTACATTGAATGCTGCTCCTTGAGAGGAACCATTAACGGTGAAGCCTCTGGATCCTGTGTTTATCGATGCACCGTTAGCAAACGTACCTTCATCTGCTACATATAGTTGATCACCTATAGATAATGTACCAGCAACAAATCCGCTGTTATGGACTGTCAGATCATATGTGTCTATATCAACACTATATAGATACTTCCACTTGTTTGTAACACTACCTAAATCAAAGCTATCTGTTATGGTTGGTATAAAATTACCAGAAATATCACCCACGAGTGATATTGTGTCTGTCAAGTCATTGCCTATTACGACACTACCATCATTACCGATTAAATTAAAAAATACATCTCCATCAACATGCAAATCACCATCAATCTGCAAGTCACTTTGAAATCGTGAGGGTTGTGTTACACTAAGCGATTGTGAGATCGTCTGTGATCCAGCTACATGTAAATCACCATCTGTATCAATACCGTCACTCACATTAAGTGTACCGCCAATATCCACAGATCCATCAGTAGTAAATCCTTGTTCTAATGTCAGCTGACCACCAATATGTGTGTTTGTTAACTTACTATCACCAGTTGCGGTCAATCCATTTGTATTGATATTGACTGCATCAATTTCAGTCGCATTAATACTTACAACCCATGCATTAAACCATCTTGCAAAATTATTACCTAACGAGAAGAGAGAGTCACTATCTGGAACAATATCACTACCAATCTCGGATTTGAATATTACAGTATCATTATCACTATCCCCAACGTTGATTATACCACCGGCTCCAGCACTGAGATATGCATTTCCATCAACTCGAAGATCTCCCGCGATGTGCACATTGTTACTGAAATAAGCATCCGTATTAAATATAGATCTGTTATTACCAACTATCTGAAACTCACTACCATTTGTATTAATTACTACATTGTGTAGACTTGCAGCATTCGCTTCTAAGGTACCATCAACAACAACATCAACCGCTTGTATGGGTGTTTCATTAGTAAATTGTACTGGTGTATTAAAAATTGTTTTGTTGTCACCATTAAAAATTATCGGAAGATATCTGGAATTAGCTGTAAGTGATTCAAAAACCGTCGGCGCTGAAACATTGAAGATGTTCGCAAAATCTAGATTCTGCCAATCATCTAAATCCGGGCTTGTCACATGAAATCCACCATATGTGGTGTCAATCTCTACACTATTTGTAAACAATGCTGATTGTGTGAAGTTGGTCGCAGCGTCGACATTAAACGTACCACCACCATTAATGTTAAAATTACTCGCTGCAGAAGTTTCAACATCTGTATTTCCTAGAATTGTAGAACTGCCGGTGAAGTCTGTATTCGCATTAATTACAATACCACCCGATCCGTGAACTAATAAATTACCATCTTGGGTGTCAATTGTTGTCTTATTAAGATTGGTAGTCTCGTGTACTACCAGAGTGCCTATATCTGATATATTAGCAGATACATTATTCAGCGATACATCAGATATGAAATTCACTGGTTGATCTGTTTCAAAAACAACTCCACCAGTACCTACAATATTGAAACTATCATTCAGTGTTGATGTGATGTCAAGACCATTATGTATAGTGGTCTTACCATAAATGTTTGTAGTAGAGTTAATAGCCAGGCGATTATCACCTACATCAGTACCAAACTTAATCAACCCAACTCCAGTAACTAAAAACTCTTCACTATGTTCAAGATTTATGCTAATATTACTATATGTTTGTATATCTTTGTAAAAGCTCGTTATACCATCAAACTGCACCTCATCCTCAAAAGTAGCGCTTCCCTCAACACTCAATGTACCTAATGTTAATTTATTGTCTATATATACATTTGTGTCTTCAGTAAAATTAACATCACCTGTACCTTTAAAAGTTGATCCATTTAAGCTAGTATCTACGATCATATCGTAGGCTGTAGCTGTCCCTGAGAGTGTTATATTTTGATTAAAGAAACTAGGTGCACCGACGATCATCGCTCCGTCACCGGTGACAATAAATTCAGCATCAGTCCCTTCAAATGTATTTGTATCTATGGATGTGCCTCTCAGGTATGTTTCACCATTAACATTCAGATTATTAGTTATCTCAGCACCTAAGTCATTAGCTATATATAAACCACCTTCACCAATCACCTCAACACTACCCTGTAGTCCACCATTATTTGAAGTGTCGAGTTTTGTATTGTTATAGAATATAGAAGTACCTGTAGATGTGAAGTTACCCTCAAAATCTACTCCATTAGTTGTCGCGACGTAAAGTCTCTCTGTACCTGTTACTGACATCTGACCATCGGTAGTATCAACAGTCAGCTTATCAACTTCTGTTGGTTTACGAACAATTAGATTAGAGTCTATCAAAAATTCACCAGAAGAGTCTACATGCAAACCCTTATCACCGGTGATATACATCTTACCGTCAGTCGTATCTACTGTCAATTGATCTACTTGAGTATGAGCATCAATATCAATTGTAGTGTCTATGTTCATTCCACCAGCACCGATGATTTTGAATTCACCCTCTGTGGTATCTACTGTTAGTTGATCTAGTTGAGTGTGTCCATCAACATCCAGCGTTGTGTCGATATTAACTCCACCTATTGTATTGATTAGTAGTTCTTGATCACCTTGCACTAACATGCGACCATCATCAGTATCTACCGTCAATTGATCTAGTTGAGTATGTTCATCAACATCCAATATAGTATCGATATTGACACCCGCACTAGTAGATATTCTAACTTCATGTGACCCACTAACTACCATCTCGCCATCAAATGTATCGACGGTGAGCTGATCTAGAAATGTATGTTCATCAATATCAACGACATTATCAATATCGACCGGTGTGTTAACATATATCAATCCATCACCACTAACAATCATATTACCGTCAGTTGTATCAACAATCAATTGATCTACATATGATGTATCATTAACATGTAATCCACCCTCAATATATAACGATCCAGTAACACCTGGATCTGCTTGTGACGTCTGTTGATAGTCACTTGTTGAATCCTCAGGATCACCTACAACACTAACACTACCTACAATAGTCATTCTTTGATTAGGTCTATCAACGTCCGGTAAATTGCCGAGGTTGATACCTAACCACCCTCCTAGTAAATCTGAGTCACCTGCGCTACCAGTAATGAGTAGAGTAGACTTTCCGTCATTTCTTATATCAACCAAATCATTTGATCCATATTGATCAACATGTAATGCAGCAGTTTTTCCATTACTATTATCTGCTACAACAACAATCTCAGTGGCACTTGTTGTATAAACTTGTGTATGTAGATATGTTAGTTCACCAAAAGCTGACAAATTACCAGTAATAGTAACATCACCATCGATATATGTACTGTCTCTAAAAACATTCCAACCAACCGGTGCCGGCATACCCCATGGGATGGTATCAAGATTACTTCTATCAGATCTCGGACCATTCAAAATATATTCATTGCTAGCACTTACTAGACCACTAATAACAAAGTCACCCATGAATGGAAAATCATGACTCGCTATAGGGTCTAGACCACTATCAACAATATGAGGACTTGGGAGTGTATGATGATTCGCAGAGTGAAACTTATTATGAAACTTTCTATTACCGGCCATATATTATTATTTATTTCTGGTATACAGATTTAATCATAAAAAAACCTCTAACTATGTCACATATTTATATATAACATTCACTATTAAATAATAACAAAATTAAATGTTAGAGAACAACTGTCATTGACGGTAGTGGATATACATTTAATGACTTTTCAGACATTATAGTCAATATATTCTGTTGTAACTGAAACATCTCATTCAAACATCTATTAATCGTCGACGTGAGAACAACTTCATTCATACCAACATAGTTATTTGGTGTGATATTATATTTGAGTGTCTCTAACTCACTTGTTGTTAGATACTTAAACCCCATATAAATTGAAAATCCACTAGAGTTAAATGCAGTACTGAATCTGCGTGATGTGTTTTCAAGTAATAATAAATTGTTGAACAGCATCTTATTCAAACATTTATTGTATGTTAGTGCGTCAACATTTTCATTTTGTTTAATTCTAATATTATTGAACTCAATATACTTCAAATCGATTGGATATTCGATACTGTTTTGAAAACCACTGTCCTCAAAAAATTGATATATACCACTTCTATTATATTCAAGTAATAAGATTTCATCCTTCACAACATCAAGACCACCGACACTACGTCTTTCCGGGAATATAATCAAATCACTTAAATTCCTTACATTTTCATCTGGACCTATGTTGCCTGTTGTTGGGTTGCTGAACTGAAATGAACCGATAAAAGCTCCTGGTCGAGATACGTATTTTTTGTATACATTTTTATCTGTAACGATATACATAATGTTCGGATTCTCAACACTGAAGCTAATTTTCTTGAAGTCTTCTGATAATATTTGTGAGTTGTATTTGTTAGCATCAATTAACGGTTGTTGATCAACCACCTCAAATGATTTATTGAAAATAGATATTATAGCATCATTATCGATATTATGTGAGAGTATGTAGAAATTGTTTGTTGATGTGTTAAATTCAATATCTTTAACATCCGAGATACTCAATACACCTAGTGAGAAGCTACTCTTCCAGTTTAGGTGTGAATCAAAACACTTGATATTAATCTCCTTGCTTGTTGGGTCCATATCAACAACATAAATCAAATTATCAACAATAGTAAAGCAAACCGGATTTATAAATTTTGTTTTATCCGCTAACAATCCAGTACCACCAACAGTTCTCGTCAACAGTCTACCTGGAGTGTCATTCAATAGAATTGCATCATCTAACGAAACGAGACCTGAGAGGTCGAACTTGAATATTATATTGTGATTACCATCCAAAACGAACAGATCCTTATTAGTGTTAGTATTTATATCAATAATATTCTCGAAAAATATATTGTTTGACGGATGTGTAATGCTACTATCTGAACGTATAACACCACCTGGTGAGTCTGGATTCACAATAACATCAACATTACTATCAGTACCACTTAATAATATTATATTTGTAGTCGTTGTCGCTACCAGATTAAAGACACTCTCATCAATATTATTCTGTATTTTCAGTATTTTTTTAACATCAGACAAATCACTATCAAATGAACTAAAATTAAAATCATCCTGGCTTGACCACTGTATGCCCAACCCTTTATCAATGATCATATTATCTGTAAAATCTGTATTTGGTATGTTGTTTGTTGGTATAACAGAACTTGATGTTAGATACAACCAATTCTGATGTATCTTCTCAATACATCTATTAATTGTTACATCTAATATAAACTCGTTAGGTTTGATCTTGATACTCTCGAAATTGTGAGGTAACGCTAACTTGTCACCGGGCAGTCGTTCCTGTAAGAATCCATTATCATTTAATATACTAATAAATTCGCGTGAGTAGCTTGTTGTTTTTGTTGTTGTCATGATATCCAATTAATCCTTTTCATATAGCTGTTAACAGGTGAGAGGTTGTTAATCTTATCTGTGAGCTGATTGTTGATATAGTTTTGTATGCTTGTACCAGTCAGTGTATCATTAACAATGGTTATGTCATAGGCAGTTGATTTCTTCCCAGGTGTCTTGTGTTTATAGAATGATGTTATGTGATCCAGGTAATCTCTTTTACCACAAGGTAGAGTAAATCTCAGAGGTTCAATCTTCTTATTCATTTTAGATATAGACTTTATATCATTAAAATTTAAATACGAGTTAAAAACATTATAATTCATAATTTTCATGTTCTTTACAAACATGTAATTTTGCTTATGTATATGTTCAGAGAATGTTATATTATTAAAATATGGTTCCGCTCCGACTAGTATCGGATCTTGTATTGTTTTTGAGAATTTATACGCTGCACCGCTAGCGGTATCATCACTTGATTCAGCGACACGTAAGATGCCGTCAACAAATAAACTTATATTACTGTTATTGCTATTGAAAGAGAATGAAAAATTATGAAACCCTGTCGAGAAGTCCTCGACGTTGATAATCATTTTTTTGACTGATGTTTTATCTGTATCGAAATAACTACTGAGCCTCGTTTTAAAGATTATACAATTCTGATTTAAAACATCTTTACAAATCTGTCTTATTGTTTCAAAATTTGTCAAGGATTTTTGTGTAGATAGGTTATACTCTATCGGTAGTTCAATTGTATTAGAGCTTAGTACCATCAAATCTCTATCAAGTTTTATATAATTGACCTCAGGAGTGTTCTCGCGCCTGATTAGAAGAATAATATATGTAGTAAACTCATGATCTTGGTCAAACTCATTCACCAAATCAAACGCAACACTATCAAAATCACCAGATGATAGTGTCGGTTCGATTGTTGATAGATCAATTGACTCAATTACTGATCTACTGTGTAAAGTTTTTGTTATCTTGTTACCATGCACTATGAATACTTCATTGTGTGTATTACATTTAATGCCGTGAATCGGCATGCCTGGTTGTGATGAGAAGGCGATTGTCGTTGTTGTATCGCCTCTATTGACTCCTCCGGTTAACTGTATATTGAAATCCGATCCATCCTCATTTTTGCTGTCTGGTATATATGCTGGATCACCCTCTACAATTGACACAACATTCGATAGATTAACGTTATTCCACTCATTAACAAGTGTAGATAATGTTTTAACACCGTCAGGTATAATAGTTATTATGTTACCCAACTCACCATTGTCTCTGTTGTTTGCTACAAGCATTATGTATCTACTAGATTGCTGACCAACTATAGGTATAAAATCTTCAAACGATGCATTTATACCGTCTTGTTCACTCAATGTAAATTTATACACCACATCACCCTTAACATACCACGGTTGATCAAACATATCAATTGTGTATGATTCACAATCTATAATATATTGATACTCACCGTCATTTGCTGTTTGTAAATATTTCCTGCCGGAAGTTTCAAGCACAACATCAAAATCATTAGATATTTTCGTATTACCAATACCAATCGGCTCGAAAGGAAATATTGTGTTGAGTTGATCTAATTGCTCATTATCAATCCGGAATCTAAATATTTGGTCGTGTTCATCCAGGATGTATCGGTAATTTTCATCAATATCAGCATCAACAATCTTACCAGCTGGTGATTGTTCTAGATCGCTAGCAAGTAATATTATATCTTGCTCTGGTACCCATGGGCTAGAAATTACATCACCATTTGAGTCATAATGATACACACTGCCTTGCCCAGTTAATATTAACTGAAACTCTGGATTCTCGTCATTCCACTCCTCAATTATTTCTCCGATATGCTTCGACGAGTAACTACTACTATAAAGTCTCACAATACCATTCGGCACACCTGGAGTGGATGATGTTATATACACTTCTTGTTGTTCATTACGATATGAAATCGTTGATGTTAATTGCAAATTCTCAACTAACAAACCTTTAGTATCAAAAACGGTGGCAGATATATCTTTATATATCGTTATATTCTCGTTACCAGCTAACCGTGTGTGAGAAACGGTATCCTCTACATCAAAACTCATCACCTCGACCATATCAGTATTATATAGCTTGATATTATCATCACCAAACAAAGTAATGTATGGAGTGCATTCGATTTTATTGAATATACCCACACCTTCATTCGTATAATTACCCAAGATCTGACTCCCAATTGGTTTCGACCAATCATCAAAACTCATGTCAAATGTAATTGTAAAATCACTATTCGTTACATTAGCTGGCGTGTTAGTTTCAATATATTGATCACCAGTGAATGTGAGATAATCATTATTATCATCCTTTATAAATTCAGTTCTATCTTGGTAATATGCTGGAACTTCTCCGGAATGAATCGAATCCTCCATTAATCCATCAATCAATGACTCTATATGACTCTTACCGACTCTATAGTAAGCATACAATCCTCCAGGCTCAAAAACCAAATCGCTAGTTTTATCAAAAATGTAACTATCATGCGCATCTAACCGATCAACAACGTTATCAAATTTGGATCTATAGGTTGAATATTGTCCTGATATTTCCAAAGCTTGCGATACAGTGAACTTCTCTGGATTATAATATCTATCAACCCAAACTGGTCCTGGTACATTCTCTTCTCTCCAGAACTCACTGAACAGATTAGGTTGTTTATCTTGATTTGGTGTTATAGCTCTGTAAATCTTGTCTCTCCAACTGACGAATATATTCTCATTAAACATCATATTTTCATTCCATGGAGTTGTTGGCGTACTCCGCAGCCAAGAACACAACCATGTACCTACATCCTCATCAACTGTCTGCCCGCCAGGTGAGTTGTACTTATATCCTGACGTTTTCTTAAAGATCTTATCAGCATGTAGAGGTGTGTCTCCACCAATTGCACCTTTTTCAATCAAACCAGCGTCATTAATATTAATCTGCTCATATGGGTACATGTTCTGTGGTGTGTTGAAATATGTTATACTGTCCGGTGGTATGTTTATTTCATGCTCGAAAGTGTCATACCCAAGATATAAATTATCCGAATCCTTGAAGAACATCTTGTTATATTCTCTATGTTTGCAAGGCTCTCCATCCGGAAATGGGTTTTGATCATTCACATCTCCGTCTGGAGATATTTGATTCTTGAGTTGTGTTATATTTACAAGAACATCACCATTGTTATCAATATTATAAAATTGTGAGTCTAGCAAATAATTATTGGATACATCTGTGATTGAGTCTGTGATATTAACATCTAGATTATTCTGATTGTCGCTTGTTTGATACGTCACCCAATTGTTAGGTAAATTCATATCATTGACAGTCTTCCTATATGGTGTGTATCTCATTGCTGTTGTTAGAGGTAATGGTGCACCTGGTACATCCGTCGCTGGTAGTAACTTTATTTTGCCTGCGACAATATCAGGCACCAACCAATAAACATCACTATTAATAACTTTGTATAGAATCAGGAACCCATTATCGTTGTTTATATAATAATTGAAGAACTCTGCATCAGTAGGTATATCATCTGCCACAACTTTGAAGACAATACTTAAATCATCTTCCACGACAGACATAAACACACGGTCCATTGTATCTATATGACTTACTGATATGTTGTTATCATCATAGATTGTTATATTAAAATATATTTCGTTCGCTTCTTCTGTCTGTGCGTAGAACCAACTGTCCCTACCTGGGTTGTCACCTATGTAATAAACTCTACTATCAGACTTGGATAGCAATTCTTCTATAGCAATATATGCTGATATATTTGTAAATGTAGGGTAAGCATTGCATATCAAACTAGTTGTAAATTTAACTGGGAAATTTTCTGAATTTAAGTTGAAGTTCAGAACATCATCAATCTTTAACTCATCCGTTAAGGCGATGTTACTATAACTATCTGTACTGAGATCAGTTATATTTTGCTGTAATTTGGATGTAGTGAGCTTCAATCCATCAGAAGTCAAAATCTTCGTGGAATCAAATGATATTAGATCATCATGCTCATGCTTAAAATTTAGAGGCACCCAATCAGAATTTGTCTTTATGCTTATTGATTTCATATGAACATAGTACACAAACGCACCGGAATAATGTATTTAGATGCTGAAACCGCGAAGCTCATCGCGAGGGTTAAATTAAACCTAAGTAGCGTTTTCTGAGATGCTCGCGAAGTTTATCTTGTGAGTCGTCAGTTGATGTTTGTTCTGTTGTAGTTTCTTGAACTTCACTTACAACTTCATCATCTACTTCAGGTGTGTCTGGGGTTATTTCTTCTGTATCTGCCATGTATATATTTATATCACTAATGTTCAATAACTGATATAGTAAGGCATTTGTTGTGTAGCTTGTGTACACCAGTGACAGGTGTTACAGAGTTCATAAAATCCATCTTAGGTTCATTACCTTTACATAGTGAATCAATTGTATACGAGAATTTTACACTATTGTTTGATTTGATTATATTGTACGGAAGTGGCACTTCATAGATCTTATTCATGTTTTTATTAGTTTGGATCGTAAATCTAATATAGTAACCATCACTATTAAGTAATAATAATTTTCCTCGGCGTACAGTTTTCTCCTCTAAACAAAAGGTTACTTGTTTGAGTAGATAGTCTTCAAGTGTGTTTATAAAATCGAACATATCAAATATTAAAAAATGTGCTTTTCTCACCAGGTGTCATAGGATATAGCGTGTTGTTAAAATATTCCCAAAACTCACTACCATCACCACTCACAGGAATCTGACTAATTAACTCACAGTTATCAACACTGATACATCGGTAATCTTGTTTGAATATATCCCACGCGATTACGAGGTTTTTTCCTGTAGGGCTGTAATTTAATGAAGAGTATCCTTGTTTATAATTTAAGGTTTCCCGACCAGGTTCACTTTTTAAAATTACGGGACTGTTTGTACATAACATCCTCCTAGTTGCTGGAGCTCCTGGTTTTGGTCTACGCCGCTTGAATTTAATTTCTAAGACATTATTCTCAAGCAACACCTTGAGTGTGCTTGCACCAACCTTCATTATGTAGCCTTAGGTTTGCATATACCGAAAATTCTATCTTCGTTTAAAAAACAACTGTTTTTAATTTTTCCGTGATTCTCAATCTCTAAATTACCAACTGTAATGCCTTTGTCATGAGGGAAACAAACATGATCTCCAACCTTCACTAGCTTGCAGTTTGGACCGGCCAGGAGAACCTCTCCTAATCTCCATGAAAATGTGCTAGCGTTGATTGGAATCCAGACCCCATTTTTAAGAATTTCAGAACCATCGTCATTACAATCAACATACTTGACTAATATTATATCATCTAGGACACCTGAGAGTTCGTATCCGAATAAATTGAAGTTTTCGCTAGAAGAATAATTTTCTAATTGTATTGTGCCTTTGACATCATCACTGAGATCGGCTTGAGCTTGTTGTACAACGTTGGAGTTCATAATAAGATTTAATCTCTCTTTGAGAGATTTCAAGCCGTCGCGCTAAAATAGGTACATTCTCTAACTCTACAGAATCCTCCGGTTTCTTCTTTTTGATATAATGTATTCTTTTGAAGTTAAGTTTAGGAAATACACGCGATACAAACCTGTAGTATTGTTGCTTCGTTTCAAATGTATTATACAACCAATTAGTAGTGTTGTTTATTAATGTAGCCATCGCGGGACTGTACATACTACTCCACCGGTTGATCATATATTGATTGAAATTGACCTCATCATCAATATTTTGCAACAACTTACCACGTTTAGTGAACAAGATGTCGTTGAGACAATCAAATATAGTCACTTAGATATAATCTTGGTTGTAGCTATGAACATGTCATCATTCATCGCGTAAAACATCTCTACAACTGTGTCCTGAAACGTCTTCACTTGCTCGTCTGTCATGTTAGTGCTGTATGCAAAGCTTGGAGCTCTATCACCTGCACGTACATTGATACCTGTGTGACCTAATGCAGCTCCATCTTTTGTGTATGTGATGCTCACACTACATTTACCTTTGGGTTGTATGATACCACCGCTCGTAAACTCTTTATGTACAATTAAATCATCACCATCCACTTCGATAGGAGCTTTGATGATACTCTGTAAGACGTTAGCTATGCCGGTGTTGAATAGTCGCTGCCATGCCACTGCTCCGAAGCTATCCAAACCAGGTATCTCCCAACAAAAATTGATCGCATCATCACTGTAGATAAAATCATTTTTTAACACATCTTCATGATCGATCATACCATCAGCTTCAACAAGCATGGGGCTTCTGAATGTGACGATGTTACCAATAGGTAGCGTCCTGTTCTTGAAAAATGTATATGCGAATCTTCGGTGAATTAAATCACCATCATAATTGTTAACGTTTACTATCATACATCGATTATACGGTATTTGTGATGTGAAATCAAGTGTAAGGTTGTATTAACTTTAAAACGTCATCGATGTTTCCACCGTTATTGATGATATAGTTTAAGTGTTTGATTTTTTTAGGATTTGACTTATATTCGTTATATTCGAGATATCTAATAATAAACTCATGCTCAACAGATGGTATGAAGGTGTTATTGTGTGCTTGTTTGTCGTGTAAGATTTTATCCGCTAATTTTATGTTTACAGGTATAGCAGAGAAGCACGTGAGATCATCCGTAAGATCAAACTTTATATCAAGAGCGTTGTTTATAATTACATCAAGTTGCAAGTTATTGTTTGCAGCAATATAACTTTTTGTTTTGTAGTTGTATTTATCAGTAATTTTTCTATTTAATATTTCAGCAAACTTAAATTTATTATCACATATAATATCTAAATCAGAATTCTTCTCATAGTAAGGAAAATCCCCAGGAATTTTGATTATACAATAATCATCTAAGCCATCAAAGAGCCAATTAAGATCTACACTAGGTTGATTTAACATACTTAAAAATGCTATTTTCTGTATTTGAACCACCTTTTACTGGACCTACATCCGGAAATTCAGCAATCTCATTTATTTCACCGAGTTTTAAAAGATGGTTGATCTGCTGACGTACCGTAGGCATTTGAGAATCATCAAAAATGATTATAGCTCCGTCTTTTAATAATGGTTTTAAATTTAGAAAATCTCTAGCATATGTGGATTTTTCTCCATCGATATGTGCTGCATCTAACAATAAATGTTTGTTATTATTTACAAATTCCGGAACCACTTTTAAGCAATCACCCTTTAGGAAGGTGAATCTATCAGGAAACATTTCAGTTAGAGCTTCCGCGGCGGCTTCTACATATACTTCTGGGTGTAGGTCTGGACATGGTGGATAATGTTTTGCAATATCATTTGAAATTATTTTGATTTTATCGTTGTTGGATAACATAAGAAGTGCAGAGTGACCTCCATTCAAACCTACCTCAAATAGAGTTTCTAACCCTTGTGTGGCGTTAGTGATTCTTTCCCTTTTCAAAGACGCTTCGTCGCTTAACTCACTATCGTAAAACGGGGGCACGCGTTGTGCATGCTTGTAAAATAAGTTACCCATTAAGACTGGCTCGTAACCACGCTCCTCTAGAGATTCTTTTAGTTTAAGATTTAATATTTTTAAGTTGTTTCTCATATAAGGAAATATTTAAGAGTTTACCTATTAGTGTTGGTGAATTTAAGATTACATCTCTAGACATACTGACAATGTTACAGCCTCCATCAGTTAACATTTTATTATAAAGCATAACACAGTAATTATCTGTGATGTCAATATTTGTGTCTGTGGTAAATTGTTTAAAATTACGATAATCAATCGGAGCTATTAGTTTACTGTTTAAGCAAAAGCATTCTTGAGGAAATTTATCAGTATGCTCAATTAATTCTAGCGATCCTAATGTGTTCCATTCTAAAGGTTGGTTTGATGATAATATGACATTTAAACTATTTAAGTATGATGTCATTACTTTACCGCCACTCCGGCTAGCCATCAAATTAACTGAATAGTTTGTGCTTGCTTTATAACCAATGAAATCGTACGTCTCTAACAATTTGTAAATGTCGTCAAGTGATTTAAGCAATATGCAATCAGAATCCATCCATATACCACCATGTTTAGCTAGTAGAGCGACCCTGATGTAATCCGCTACATGAGCTATTTCTTTTAGTTTATATAAATTTTTAGGTAGATTGTCTAGGTAGTCAGTTACGTTGCTTCTATTAACTATGTGAACATTAACGTTATCACCAATGTGTTTATATATTGTTTCTCTGCATAGCAATATCCAAGCTGGTGTTTCACTAGCCTCGATATTATCCCAGTATAAAAATAAATTATTCATCGAATCTATATATTAATTACTCTGGTTTGTTTTATATTTAATTTCATTAAAATAGCAATTCTATGTAACCCGTCAACAATTGTATTATTATTTACGATAATAAGTGATTTTTTACCGTCAGCTTTATAGTTTGGGTCATACGAGTCAATAAGTCTATCAAACGCTTCGCAGAAATGATTTTCTTGCAACTCTTTACCTATGTGTTTATTTACATAATATTGGTACTCAGACTTATCTCCCTTTACATATTTGAAGTGAGGTGAGTCTTTAACTTTTATTAAGCCTTTCCCCAAGACATTACATCTCAAGTCTGATATGTTAACTTCTGTTTCTGAGATGTCTGAAGATCTGACGGTGAGGTGCCACGGGATATGGTAGTCGATGGTATCATATCGACTGTAATAACTTGTATTATTTAAATTAAAATATTTTAATAAGTAATCTGTTTGGGATTGATAGTCTGTAGCATGTATAACATGCTCATGGGAAATGCCCCTCGGTAAAGGGTTTATTTGCTGATTTACATTTTTAAATTTAGGATTATATTTTGATCTTATTCGAGTTTTTAAGTCTGTAATATTCTGGCATTGTATGTGTCTGAATTCACCATCACCAACCATTTGCTCTCGAGGGATCAAATTCTTAACTATAATCACCATACATTTCTGAGGAGCGGTATGTAAGTATTTTGATTTAGATTTAAGATGTCCCCAAGGTACTGTGTCGCACTCGTATACATCTCTAATAAAAGATTCTGTGTTAGTGAAAGAGTGATATTTTAATCTAACAACTTGAAAATTAGAATCGATAGCAATTTCATCAACAATTTCTGGTACACAATTTAAACCATTGCCCCAAATAATTAGTATGTCATACCTCATTATATTTCAATCCAATCTGCTGGAATTAAATCATCAGCATTCATATCTGGGTCTACGAACCATTTACCTGGAACTATAACTTTCTTATGCATATCATTACTTAGCCATGCACCCCACCAGCTCAAGCTGCTATTCGCTATTATGTTGCTAGAACACTTTGACATCATGTAAATGATTGAGTCAGCATTTGCTTCGCTTGAGAATACAAACCTATCACCAGTAAAAACTGACTTGCACCAATCAATATCATCTGAAAATATTAAAAACCTGTCACAATCTACCATCTTCATCGCTTGATCGTAGTAGTCGATGTCTAAGTTTAGATGGTAGTGTTTTAGTTTTGTATAATCACCTCTTCTCACATGCAAAGAACATAATTGATCGAGCGCTAGATCATCATGACTAACGTGATCAAAACAAAAAGAATCAAGTATAACGCCTCTATTGTGTTCAAAATATTTATGTGATTGAAAATATCCACTCAAGACACAATCAGTCAAATTGTGAGGTATGCTGTCATACTGAAATCTAGGCTCAGTGTACCTGTTACTTGGCACAGCATCATTAATCGTCAATTTAGTGAAGATGGTACTTAGATATGTGTTTGGAGACTCTCCTTGACTGGCATGCCAGCTGTTTATTAAGGGTTTGGATATTATAAACTCCTGAGATGTATCTGTTGCATGAGAAATCCCCGCAGCTAACTGAAATAACTGATTGCCGAGACCACCCTTCAATAAACTCGCGATCATCTAGCAATTATACGCTACTTTTCTACCCTCAATATCACTAAAATCATCTAGCTGTTTTCCACATCTAGTCAAGAACCATGAGTCCTTGCTTTGGAATTTTTTCCAAACTTGATCACAAGCCCACAATTGTGGTCTAGAACCACTCATCAACCGCTCCACACTCTCTTGAAACACAGGCAATAACACATCACAAAAATCAACATTGATTATATATCCGCATGTTGTTTGTATATTCTCACCCCTCATGAGCAAGTCACACACTGGGTATGTACATCCATATCTCTCATTAAACGCAACTTGACACACATCAAAATTTTTATGATTTTGAAATAATCGAGATATGCGTAAGTCTATCTCCAATGAATTGAGTGTAGGTTTAAAGTCATCCTCCAAAACGATAACATATTTAAATCCGTTTTGTTTCGCATGATCGTAAACTGATATGTGTGACAGCGTACAACCGGATGCGCGCTTCCCAGCAGTTCCATGTCCTGTTGTGTCAGTTGCGCTCATTCGCGTGTATTCACCTTCACATGCCTTAAAAGCAGGCAACACATTGGACAATACATGTTCGTTCCTGTCTGTGCGTTTATCAAGATTTATATAATATAAGTGATCTATATTGCTGTTCATCAGAATGAATATTTGTCAATTGTTCCAGTTTGCCGGTTTGTTAGATTGACAGGTGAGTGATATAAATGAACAGCAACACTATTACAATTACTCACTATTTTAGTGTCTGGATATTTCTCTAGAATTTTATCACACAAAGCCTTCTCCTCACCTCCCCACCCTACAATATCTTCGAAGCCACCAACACCTTTAAAATGTTCTGTTTTAACTGAAAAATTACCACCGTATGGAAAATCACTTGACCACTGCTTATTGTATGTCATCGCGCTACCCTCGACATGTCGATCCGGTCCGATCCATCCACTGTCTTCACACTCTTTCATGAGCTGTTTGTAGCTCAAGCTATCATTTTGTATGGAATTTAATGAGTGGTGAGTCGTATTATACACAGGTCCGAAGATAATATTATTTTCCAAATCTGGATCTGCATGATGATCCGCAAACCTGCTCGTCAAAACACAATCACCATTTGTAAACAATACGCGATCACCTGTGGATAAATTCATTACTGCATCCTTCCAGTTAGAAGCTAGTGTATATTTATCAGCTTTGCTTCGCGAATTGGACCACACCTTTACATCATATTGCTTGATTAAATCCAGGGAACCATCAGTGCTTTGATCGTCCGCAACAATTATTTCAATTTCATCACAGAACTTACACTTCATGTTGATTGCACTGTCTAGACAGTGCTTTAATCTAGTCCTTTGGTTGTACGATGATATTATAACACTAATCTTCATGGTTTGATATTCTTTAAAAAATCTATTACCTGTTGTTTACTATCTTCAGGTTGTTCGTTACTGCAAACATTGATACCATATCTATCATGAAACGTCTTCACTCCATGAATAAAATTGTCCTTCCACTCCTCATCATTCCGAATTTTACTCTCAACAAGATCCGGATCTTGGTCACCAATAAAATCACTACTGTTTTCAATATCTGCGAACCATCTGAACGGAGGGTGGTGACCTGCTTGAATGATTCTCATAGTATGGTCAACATGTTCCATTGCATTCTTATAAACATCATCCATTAAACCACACTCATCTATAACTTCACTTGTATAATAACTAACCGCACCAGTAACATTATGGTATAGGGCCATCTTGATGTCCTTGTAGTCTATCAATAATTTAACGGCAGGTACATCCAATCTCATGTTGGCATCCCCATGCAAACAAAAATTGAAATGTTTCACACCACTGAGCTCCGCTAGCTTGATATACTGGCTCGTGACATGTTCATTTTTAAAAACAACATCATCCTCTACTATAAACAGATTGTCACAATTACTTTCGATTAAGTTTCTGATAGCTATATTCTTAGATTCACCAACTCCGAGGTTCTTGTCATTGTTTATGATTTGATAATCTCCCTTAGGTATCTCATCAGACCCATCATTAACAACAACGAGTTGTTCAAATTTCGCGCTGTGTGTGTCGAGTACTGAATTAATACAGCGCTCGAACATAGGAACTCTATCACATGTAATTATTGCAATTCCGGTAGTCATCAATAATATTATAGTGTATAACCCACTTAAAATCAATAAATATAATTAATGACAAAACGAAAATCCTCATATAAACGATCATCTTCAAAGAACCGCAAGGATGCAGACATTGAAGAGATACCCGAGATTATAACACGCAACTCAATGGACCGGAATTTCAAAATACAAACCAAATATGAATTAACAGATGTACATAAAAGCTTCGTTGAGTTGTGTTTTTGTAATGATACAAAAATTGCATTTATAGATGGCCCGGCTGGTACAGCGAAAACATACTGTGCTGCTTACGCTGGATTGAATCTACTAAAATCACATCGTGTAGATGAGATTGTTTACATAAGAAGTATAATAGAGAGCGCTAGTAAGAGTATGGGGAGCCTCCCGGGAGAAGTGGATGATAAATTTCTCCCATGGACATTACCTTTACAGGAGAAACTAAGTGAATTGATATCAAGCTCCACGATATCAACACTGTTCTCAACGAATACAATAAAAGCCATCCCGGTCAATTATGTTAGAGGTCTTACATTTAAAGACAGTCTAGTGATTGTTGATGAAGCTCAGAACTTAACCAGGAGTGAATTGATAACAATTCTAACGAGATTTGGTGAAGATAGTAAAATGTTAGTTATCGGTGATACATTGCAGAGTGATATTAACGGAAAGAGCGGTTTTAGCGATATATATAACAAGTTCAATGATATAGAGAGTGAGCAAAATGGAGTTTTTTGCTTTAAATTTGAGAATAAGGATATTTTAAGGAGTCAAATGTTGAAATTTATAGTTAAAAAGTTGGGATCGAAGTAAATATTATTGTGAAGTTTGATATATTAGTTAATGAGATATTGAGAAAGGATGTAAAGGTTGGGGATGATATTGAAAATATAAACCCAGACTGTGAGCATTATAAGACAAAAGGAAAAGTCAAGAAAGTTGTCTCAAGACCAGAAGAGAATAGTGAGAAGGTAAAAAATAAACACAATGTACCTGGTAGTGACATTGAGTATGAGGTAACAAACAGCACCAAAAATGCTGAACCGGGTGATAAACTCAAAAAGAGTTTAGATCAGATTAAAATTAAATCAAAAACTTGAGAGCTTTTTGAAATTCTTTTAACACTTTCTTAGGATCACGCTCTTCTCTACTAAGAACTTGATTACCATCATTATCTTCGGTGTAAATAGCCTTTGATTGTGATTGGAATTCACGTTTAAAACTCTCAACAAACTCGTCACTAAGCTTTAATTTTGATGGATATCTCTCTCTAACTACGGTTTTGTGTATACCAAAGTTTTCAAAAACGTTATCGATGGTCTCATTAAAATTCTTCATGTAATTATTTATAGATATTGAAGTCTACATCACCCTTTTCGCTCAAATCTGGTACAGGCATACCAAATTCATCATAAATTGACGATGCATCCACAAGAGTTTCATCTTCTCCAAACATATTACCCTTATCATTCAAATAAAACTCTAACATTTTGATTCTCTCCTCAGTAGTACCAAAGATCTCAATTAATGCAGCACGGTCTTCCTTAGGAAAAAATCTTTCATCATCTTTCGCCCAGCTACTGTACATAGCTTTGAAAAAATTATCAATTTCTGAGATAAACTCAGCGTCTGTCTCTCGGACACCATCGTCTTCTATATCATTCTGCGCAACATTAGTGATTGGTATAATTAGAACTATATCCAACATCTTCATGGACTCTCTAACTATAGGTATGCATTTCTCAACAAAGAGTTCATCAATATCTCCTACATTTTTATGAAAAGCCCACATGGAATGCACTAAATTATCGATCGGACATCTATCAAAGATTATATGATCTGTATCACTATATCCCTGCATGTTGTCAATCATATGATTGAGTATATTCCATTGAGTCTCTTTGTTTGTATCTTTACTGTGGTTGTCCTTCGGTAGTATATCTCTATATGACTCCTTTGGAGTGGTGTACATATCCCAATGTTCTAAGAAACTTTTAAGTAATGTACTTTTACCTTGTGCGGCAGTCCCGGAAATAGCTAATCTCATATGTCTACTTAATATATAGCATGTTTATTTCAACTACACGCCTGTTAATTTGTCCCAAGCACTAACATGCAGCCTTGTCAATCCAATATAACCATACTTTTTAGCCATTTCTAAGCAGAATTTTGTTCTCTCATGAAAGTTTTCTTGACTATCCAAACCAGGCATCATGAGAACTTTATTTGCTGGAATATCAAATGGTTTAATGAAATCTTCTTCTATCTCCTTCAGACAATCTTCTGTACTTATAACGAACTTGAACCAATAGTTCTCATGCTGCATGATTCTCTCAATCGCGCTAGGTACGATGCGTCTATCCTTGTTCATACCACTATTTGCTAGCTTGACACTACAATTGATTTGATCAATCATGTCAAATAAATCTGTTTGCATGTATATCGTACCATTTGTTTCTATCTCATTGAAGGTCTTTGAGAACCTACCAGTTTTCTCGAGACATTGCTCCTTCAACCATGCATGAAATGCAGGAATTGCTCGCTGATGTTTGGGTATTGTAGGTTCACCACCAGTCCAGATAAGATGTATCCTGCCATCATATATCCATTGATCAATGCCTTCGGATTCCCATTGTTGTAGTAACTTGTAAAATGGTTTTTGAAGACCCCTACGCCATACTGCTTCAGTATCACACCACCACGTTGCATCACCAGACTTCATCAAACTACCGTTAGGTCCACCACACATTAGATTGCATGCCTTTAGTCGGATGAAATATGCAGGATACCCGATAGTGTGTCCTTCACATTGAACTGAATAGAAACTCTCTGAAAGATCTAGTGTTGTTGGTTGCTCTGTATTTGTACTCATATTAAATTCCCCACAAATTAGTAGATTTAGTATCAACCCATTTGTTTGTAGTTTTACTGTTGTTTGTGTTTATGGATGCTCCGTCTGAATCAGGTGTTGGTTGTTTTATATTATCTGTTGCATGAGTGTTGATCGAATCAATTGTATCTACACTGTCAGTAACTTTGTGTGTTTGTTTTGAATATATTGCGGAATTGTTCTCATGTTCAAATACTTCAGCTTTGGCGCATCTACATCTACCATCAGTCATTTGCTGTACAAATTTATCAGCAGTCAAACAACACCACTCTGCAAAACGCTCAACACCTACACCATTTTCTAAAATATTGAGCACTAATATGTTCTTTTGCTCTAAGTCACGAAACACATCAATATGTGGGTCATCTGCTGCAATCACTGTGGTGTGATCAAACATATCTTGAAATATGAGTTTGAGCTTTTTGAGTCCTCCGAAATCAACAACCCAGTTGTTTTCATCGAGATCATCAGCCTCAAACCAAAATTTTGCTGTGAGTCTATATCCATGTAACAATGAGCAATGGGACTTGGCTCGTGGTTGTCTGAACGCACAGCTGCCTAATTCTATAATCTTAGTACTACTAAACATCCGTTTATTATAGTATATATCGTATCAATTATCCAACTTTATTTCAACACTCTGCAGAGTATTGTTTATATTATCAAAAAACCAACATGCTGCAGCACTCGCCAACGGTAACAACACCTCTCCAGTGAATGGAAAGATGATAACACCAGTCCAGAAACCTAAACACAGACTACACTTAAACAATTCTCGTAGTAATTGATTTTTTGTTAAGTAGTTTCTTATACTATTTAATATAGTGCCATATTTTATTATCCAATGCAATCCAATACAAGCAATCAACTCAATCATTGTCTGTCTTTTCGATCAAGTCTATAGCTTCAGGTATGAGCCTAGCTTGTTCTTTGGATAATGTTATAATGAAACCATCATCATCACGAATTTGTATTGTGTTTGCATTTTTATTATACACTTGAGGACATCTCTTGCCTCCACAGCATAAAATCACACTATCATTAACTTTATCATGTTTTAGATTTTTATTTTTCATAATACATCAATATTTATTATAGTAAGCTCATTTGTACGTGTGTCATATCGTGGAGAAATGCTCGTTACAAACTGATTTTCCAGCTTGCCAGTAGGGTCATATACCTTCACTTGTGCATTTTTGTTATTGGTTATGATATCAAATGTTTTATCACCATCTGACCCTGATAATATCACACCACCCTCACCATTGTCACTCTCAATCTTACTCACATCAATTTGATGTATTAAATCTGCCCCCCGGCCTCTCTTTTGATGGAATACTTTAACCATATCTAGTCCGGGATATGATGTGCCTGAATTTTGGGATTGCTTTAGCTCTCGCAACTCACTCGGTAGGTTCTCTGTAACTAAATCTCCTGTCACTCTCTCATAACATTCAAATAGTTTGTTAAAGTCATTATCGTAATATCCAAATCTCTTCATTAACTCACTCTCCTACAAACAAGTCAACAGCAATATTACCAGCGCTTTCAGATTTATTTAATTGATCGACAAGATCATATGTATCCTTCACGGGACTAGGAGACGATATCTTAATAATCAAGTCATCGTCACCCATTCCGGATAATTGTAATAGTGATGGTCTCATCATATTCCAGATATCCATCGTCTGTTCAATCGAAATATGACCATATGTTTCACTAGATATGTCATTACTTTGCATTAATTTATGATAGACGGCATCTTTGTCTACACCATCAGGTAGATTTTTCGCAATCGTGACCTTATCTTTAAGTGAAACTGCCGCACGAAATGCAGTAGCACTCGTCATCCTGGCAACTCCTGCCGTTTTGACACTCAGCAAATTGCTTGTATATTTGTCAGATTTTAATATGTTACTATATCTTACAGAATCTGGTACATCTTTACCAGATGTGGGCTTAGTTGTGAGTGGTCGTGACTTATCCGACACAAAAATGTAAACTTTATCATTATTTTTACAAGCATTGAGTGCAGTTGTGTAGTGACCGATGTGAGGTGGTTTGAAAGCTCCAGGAAAAATACCGACTCTATAAACATCACTACCCTGTTCGTGCAACAAGTTGCCATACATCCTATCAAACTTATTCATTAGTAACATAATCTCTATAAAGATTCAATATAGCTGATAGGTCACAGCCACAATCATTGAGCAACTGCTCCAATTGACCTACATTTTTAGCGTTTATTATATCATCAATTTTATCCGACACTGTTTCATGATATCCACGAGTCATCAGATTATCAACCACATGTTTTTTAAATTTAGTTAGTGGATCTTCACATGGAGCATCAAGTTCATACTCCCCACTAGAAAGTGACATCGGTTCATTACCCATTGCTGGCACAATGGCTAAAACACCACCTGCTCCATCCTCCTCTAATACATAACCTACATAGTCATTAGATTCACCTGCATCATTCGCTGGATCATATTTGACTCGAATGCGTGTAAGTTCAGTCCTATTTAACTGACTCTCCATTAATGAATTAAACTTCGACATGGAAATATTTATTAAAACAAGTTGTTTTTACACCTAATTGTTACTATAATATGACATATGACTGATAAATCGAATAATTACGAGTGGTTAGGTGATGATGAACTAACTGGTGAAAAGGACACTATCGCAAGAGAGATCATGGGCGAAGAGTATAGTAGGGGGTATGCATCACCTATACGCGTATATGATACAAAAATTAATGCAGATAA